AGAAACTATTAAATGCTATGTTATTATCAAAATCATCTTCTTGTACCCACTTAACATATTTACAAGTTAATTGCATATAACCATTTACTCCATTAGAATTATAGGCAGTAGTCTTCTTAGTAACTTCATATACATCATCTTTAGAATGGTTAAATATAAATCTCATACCATTTCTTATTTGTTCCGTATATTCATTACAGGTCATTCTAATAACTGCTCTTGCATCAAAATCTGATATTTGCACTATGTTGTGTACTTCACCCTTTGAACCATATGAAGAATTATTCAACCAACATGGAATAGGTTCTATACTTAATCCTTTCCATTTAACAAATTGATTACATAGTAAAAATACACCTTCATCATATCCATTCTTCTTTTCAATCTTAGAAGTTATTAAAGCATAATTGTAATCATCATCTGACCTATATTTAAACTTTAAATTATCTCCCGACTTAATTAAATTAGGATAGGTTTGTACATATTCTTCCTTTTCAGAAGTAGCCCCTTGTTGTTTTCTAGTATCAATTACGCCTTTAATAGAAGTAGTTGCTTCATTTATATAAATATCTTTAGCGTCTACCGTATTAATCATTACTGCAAATCTAGTAATCACATTTGCTTTAGCTTCATTATAATCATTTACCATTTCACTTAAAAAAGAGTCCCTACACCCATTAACTCCACTTAAATTATTTATACCTTTGTAATATTTTAAACTATTTAAGTCCATTAATAAGCCATAAGGAACTTTCCTGTATTTCTATCTATGCTATTATAATCAGATAGTTTGCTATCAAATAAGGTGTGTTTATATTTAACCATTTCTAAATATGTTTTTCTTTCCGCATTAGGTGAAAATACTTTTATATCATTTCCTAAATACTTTTGCATAGCTTTTAGTTTAATTAGTTCTTCTTCAAAATAATTTACTACCATTAATTCACTTATCAAAATTTCTTCTGACGTTATTAAATCAAATGAATAAGTTTCTAATGTTTCATCTCTATTTAGGAAATCAACATCTTGTTCTACACATTTTAAAGATTGCAATTCATCTGAAGCATCTTCTAGTAATTCTTTACTTCTTTGATTAATTATTTCTACTACTTCTTCATCAGTTGCATTAGCATAACTAAAAAACTCTTTATCTTTCTTTATCTTTTTAATAAATCTATCTATTACATTTGAATAAGGTGTCAAATTATCATCACTCCTTTTATATTATTTAAAGGAAGATATAATTAATCTCCCCTTATTATTTCTTTTTAGCTGGTGTAGTTTTCTTGATTGGTGCTTTAGCTTTAGCAACCTGTTTAACCACTGGCTTAGTTACTACTGGTGCAACCTCAATTTCTTCTACTTCAACTTCTTCCTCTATGTCTTCAACTACTGCTAAATCAATGTTTTCAGTAGGAGTGATTTCTAATTCAGATATTCTTAATCCTTTTGATAATTCTTCTTTTCTAGCTCTTATGTACATTTCTAACTTTTCAGCTATAAAGAATTGATTAGTATTTTTTAATGCTATTAGTTGAGATAAAATTGTTTCTATAGTTTTAACATCTCTAATAGTAACTATTTTCTCCAATACTTCATCACTAGGATTTAATATCATTGTTTCAATTTGTTCTCTTGTGTATGTATCCTTCTCTCTAACAAGGTCAATTCTTAATTGTTTATAAGCTTCAGCTTCTATATCTCCCTCAAATCTTATTTCTCTTGCTTTTATTCTATTTGATATTCTATTTGCATTTACTATATCTCTCCATAAAACAGGAATATAATATGGTTCTCCATCTATTTTAGGCTTTAAAACATAATCACCTTCTAATTTATTTACATTAGGCACATAAATAGTGTAATCATAATCACTATAGACATTTATTAAATCAGCATCTTTAAACATTTTTATTCTCTCCTTTTAATTTAACTTATTTTGTATTTTAAAAGGAGTGAGTAAAAAGATACCCACTCCAAATTATTAAGATATTACTATCTTTGCAACCTTTTCAATTTTATCAACAAATACTCCAAACTCAACACCAGTGAACTTTAATGAAATAGTTTCATTTTGGTTGTCGTTTGTAACAAGAGTTCTCATTTCTCCCTTAGTATACATTTCGCCGATGATTCCACTAAATCCGAATAATCTGTCATTAGGAAGTAAAGTTTCACCCTTGCCGTTCTTAGCTCCAGCTTTAATAGGTACAAGGAAGCTATTTCTGTAAACTTGTAATTTAGCAGTACTATTTAGTTCATCCTTCATCTTTTCAGAATAGAAATCAGATACTCCAACAGCAGTAGATAGTTCTCTAATCTTGTTAGATAGACCTACTACTTCAGGATTTCCACCATTTAAGCAATTGTCATCTAAGTATCCTGTAAAGTCATCTACAGCAGTCTTAGTTAATGTTCCAGTACAAGCAAAGTAGTTTTCTCCTCCATTTACGATTAAAGTATCAACATAATTAAGCATAGACTTAAACTTAGTTCTATTAAATTCTTCAATAGCCATTAAAGATAAAGTTGCAACTCCGAAAGCTCCATCTCTTCTAAGGTCAGACATTTTTAATTCTGTTTCTATTTGTAAGTGTTCCTCATATGCAGTTCCTACAGATATATCAATGTAAGACTTGTCCACATTACCTGTTCTTGGTGCGGATTGTCTTGCAATTAATGTATTCTTAGGCGATCTTGTAATCTTAACAATATCAAATTCTCCATATGAACTTTCTGTAAATATTTGAGATAGTATTTCGTTTGGTTCTCCAAACACTTCAGGTTCAATTATCTTTCCAATTAATTGTGCTATACTTTCTCTGGCTTGTGTATTACCGAACTTCCATGCATCAGCAACGAATCCGTTTACCTCTGTAGATATAGCCTTTTCAGCCTCCGATAATTCTACTTTTTGACATACATTTTTAGCCCAATTTAACATTGCCTTTGGGTCTTGTGCTAATACTTCACTTAATTCTATTTTATTTTCCATATTAATTAATTCCTCCTTATATTTTATTTATTATACGAACTTAAATCCTAGTAATTTTTGTACTCCAACGTGAACCCATCCTAATGCAACTACAGTTGTAGCAGTTGCAGATGTAGCTAATTTACCGTTAGTAATAGTAAGATATTGACCATCTGCAACTTGAACGTCAGTTAATGTAGCATCGAATTCAGTTGTAGCGTGTCTTTCTCCTTTTTGAATAACCTCAAGACCTGCATATTCTCCTAAAAGAACTGTATCTTGGATAGTTGAAAAATCTGATACAGGTAATCCCATAGCAACATCAACATCCTTTGCATTAACGTCTCTAACTAGCACACCCTCAGTTGTTGCTAAAGTTGTAGCTATATCCCATTGACCAGCATTTGTTTTGATAAAAGTACCTCTCTTCATTGCAACCTTAGCTGTTTTACTAGCATCTACTGCTTTTCCGAAATTATTTTGTAAATTTAATATCATTATAAATTCCTCCTTGTATTTTTTATTTTATTTATTATTTTTTAACCAATCAGAAATCTTGTTTCCAGTTGGAGAATAATTGTACTCTTGACCTTTAATATCAGTTGATACTTCAGGTACTTTTACTTCTGAAATTTCTACAATAGGTTCTGTAGGAATTTTAGATGCAACTTCACATACTTTGTCAGCTAATATTTCTTTTATTTTAGATTCATCTAATGATGAGATTGCTTCTTGAATTGCTTCAGAACTTTCAACTTCCTCAGATGTAAAATACTTACTTGCAACTAAAATATTAGATAGACCTACTTTCTTTTCTGCAATTTCAGCTTCTTTAACTTTCTCTGCTTCTGCTTCTGCTATTTCCTTGAAAGGTTGTAGTTCTGCAATTGCCTTTTCTTTTTCAGCTATAGTTTCCTCGTAAGTTTTTATAGCATCGCCTAATTTAACTATTTCATCTACTTTTGAACTTATTTCAGTTTCTTTAGTAGTAATAGTTTCCTCTGACAATTTTATTTTGTTTTCTAATTCTGCAACTACTTCATCACTTGTAGCTTTAGATACGAATATCATCTTTACATTTTCTTGTCCAGTAATACTAATAGTATCATCTGAATTTACCGTATATGTAAATTTAACATAATCAGCTTCAGTAGAATTTTGATTGTCTAAGTTTGCGTATGCGACATAATCATAAGGGTAAACTATAACACCCCAATAATATACTCCATTGCCTTCAGTTGCATATATTGCACTAGTAACTTTACTTCTTATATCATTAAGTGTTAATGCCGATATACTTACTTTATTTTCATTTTCCATTTTATTACCTCCCTCAATTTTGTTTTTATCATCAACTGAATTTTCATCAGATTGCGAACTTAATTCGTTTATTTTGTTTAAATCTAATAATATAGCACTTGCTAATTCATTATCTGCATCTTCCTCAGCGACTTCTAGCATCTTACTGCAATCAAAAGCAGGAGTAGTATATTTAGATAATAAGGCGTGACCGATAAAGATACCTTCATTAATTATTTTTGCCGATTTGCCATCAATAATTATATTAGAACTATCACTAATAGATATTTCCCATGAAGTATTTAAAGGTTCGTTATTGTCAAATCTATCTTGTATAATCTCACAACAACTCTCAAATCTACGCCATACTCTACAGTTAGCAGTTATATATTCTACTCCATCAATAGTTTCTATCTGAACACCATCAAATGCACCAAATGCATCAGTTCCAAATTTAAGTCTTTGTTCTAATTTTCCATTCTTTAATTCGTATGTTCTTTTAGCTTGATGGGATGTAAAATCTAATTCATTATCCTTATTCACATCAATATATCCTACTAATGGCTTTATAATTAAAGTGTCCAACCATGATTCAACTGTATCTCTATTAATTCCTACTCCATTTTTATTAACTGAAAAGTCGCAAATAATAAATTTAACATTCATATATGTATTATCATTTTCAACCTCTGATATTTCTATCTTATGGTTACTATATAATATAATTTTTTCATCTTCCATTTATTTTATTTCACCACCTTTCAAAGTTACAAACTTTCCTGTCTTGCTTTATCTGATTGGGTTTTGTCCACGTTTTCTGATTTCTTAGAACCATTTCCATTAACAGTATCAGCTTTAGGATTATTATTTGTAATTGTGTCGCCCTCTTTTCCACTAGCCGTAAATGACGTAATATGAGGACTCATAATGTCATCCATAGTCATCTTAACTCCATTAACTTCATAATTATTCTCAGCTATACGTTTACTGATTTCTGCTTCAGGATCTAAATCTAGCGTTCTCAAAATGCTATCATAGCTTAACCCGATTTTTGAGTACAAAGTTTCCACTAGCATTAATTTAGTTTCTAAGTCTAAAAGTTCTGTACTTTGAATTTTTATTTTAGGTGCAAATTCCACAGGAAAACCATTCTCTTCGCAAACTAATTGATAGAATTTACTAATAACAGGTTCTAATTGCTTAGTTATTTTGTTTATAGTTTTTAGTAGCTCATTATAATTTATCTTAGTTGTAGTAATAGAATTTGAACCTTGTGAACTAATAAATGAAATACCTAATGATTCCATAACTCTTATCCTATAAGATAATCTAGTTTTCTCATCTGCTAAATCTGCTTCAGGTTCTAGTATTTTTAAATCTTCTACAAAGGGCATTGATGTATAAACTACCACGTCATTACTCATAGCTTGTAGTAAGGAAGTGTGTGCATATCCTACAGGATTAATTTGCATAGGTTTACTATAGTTATCACCCATCAATTCCTTTCTAGTGGATTGAAAGAATACTTTCTTTGCTTTTCCTATAATTACCTTTCTATCAACATTGTCTAAAGTCTCTAACATTAATTGTGAACTCAATGATTTAAATACAGGAGTTAATCCATATCTTCCCTTTAAGTTATTTATTCTACTCAACCCTACTCTTTGAGGATTTAATAAAGCTATTGTATCTCTTAACTTATAAGCATCATAAATTTCCGTAGGATAATCTCTTTTAACTTCATCATCTAATATTTTCTGAATATCAAACAATTTATTAGACTTTAATGTTGAGTATTTAGTCCTAGCTTGTTGTAATCTTGAACTTAATTCAGTTATATTAAATGATATTATAGGGTCATTATCAATCTTCATAGGTGTAATCTCTGTCATATCCAAAGGATAATCAACTATAGAATATCCATTCTTAGAATCACCTATTAAGTAGTAAATAAAGTTTCCTTCTATATATGTAGATACAACATTGTCAGCTATTAATTTAGGAATATTTATTTGCTTATTGAATTTATCAATTACTAATTTCATTTCAGTAAACATCTTCTGTTCCTTTTTTTTAGCATTAGGGATACTAGGATAATTTACTGAGTAATTAGTATTTATATTATTTTCAATTGTTTCAACAACTCTTCCTATTAAATCTTCTTTATTGACATAATATTTAACTATTCCATTTACTTCTATTATCTTATTAATATTGCTTTGTGTATTCTGTGCTAGAGATGAGAGTTTTTCAGGAGTTGTCACATATGAAGACGACTCTTTTTCTATCATTTTACTGTAAGTATGAGTTAGTTTTTCAGAATCATATGTAGCTTGTTGTACATAGTTATCACTACATTCATATTGATTATTAGTTGATGATAGTTCTGCTAGGATATAATTTCCTCCTACATTGACTAATTTTCTACCTTCTCCTTCTTCTAATACAGGAATAGTTATCTCTATTTTATCTTTAGGGGATATTGAAGCTTGTGTTTCTTCTGACATTTGTATACATTCACCTCCTTTTTAGTTTGTTATTATATTTTGTTTATGGTTTATTTCCATATCAGAGAAGATACGAATTTAGGTGCATTAGCCCAATCTACTTCTTCTTCTTTTTTATCTGTAATATTTTTACGTCTAAGTTGTTTTAAATACCATCCACACATTGCACCAACATAAGCTCTATCATCGTGCATAGTATTAGCCTTATCAGGAGAAAGTGCATATTTATGAGATGTTTTTTCTGCATTATCAAATCTATATACTTGAACTAATTCTTCTTTCAATAAATCTATATTCTTTAACGCTAATTCTTCTTCAAATGTCAATATGGTTTTCTTATATTCTATTTCTTTTTGTTTCTTCTTAGTTTCGGGGTCTATTACATCTAATTCAGTTTCATAGGGTAGCATAAGGTATCCTTTTAAATCATAGGTTTCAGTAAATGATATTAAATCCATATCAATCATTTCAACTAAAGCATCAAACATTTCTGTTCTATATTTTTTAGGTGAAATTAATTTCAGCTTATCTACTGCATCAGGAAACTGATTAATATAATCTTTTGATTCTACTTTGTCTATTAATCCCTTTCTTTTAGCTCCTTTTTTATCAGTCCAATCTTCCATGAAATAATCTGCTATATTTACTCCTGCACCACCTGCACCTGAATCTACTAATATATCTCCGATATTTTCATATTCTCCAAAACCTTGACCGTTGTAATCTAATAATATATTTCTGATATATTCTATTTGTTCAGGAGTTCTCATAGGTGTCTTTTTCACTTTTCCTATATCCACTAAACTTACACAATTTATTATTTTACATAACCATCCTAACTCTTTATCTTCAAAAAATTCGGCAAATAACACTACTGAATTATCAAAACTTCTAGCAGGGTCATAAAAGGCACATATATATCTATTGATATTACCCTCATTAATTAACATAGGTCTTCTTACTTCACTATTCTTAATCATTTGCCCTCTTTTAAACGGTTGTTGTTCTCCACCTTCTTTTGAAAATATATTATGATATTCTCTTAAAGCTTGTTCTTTATTTTCTCTCATAGCATTATCTATTTTCTCTTGAGTAAGTAAAGATACTGGATATAATTTACCATTAAACATAGGATTTAAAACCAAGTCACAATTAATATCAGCAACAAAATAGTTTTTATTACCTAGCAACATTTGCTTACTAAACTCTTTATATTTTGTAAAGAAATAAGTATCTATACTAGAAGCCGATGACGCATATATTAATTGATTGGGAAATGTTTGAGGCTCTAATGAAACATCAATATCTCCTCCTAATTTAAAGTTTGCATCTTGTGTAGTAAATGGTTCTGTTGCACTAAATGCTTTCTCTAACATGAATCCAGTTTCATCATAAAAATTACAATTCGAGCGTTTCCCTCTACTTCCATCGTAGTTTGAGTTTAGTGTATGAACTTTGCTTCCATTGAATACTCCAAAGGTAAATGACTCAGGCTTATGAGTAAATCCATCTTTATTCGCATTTGATGTTATAATTTCATTTTGGAATACATCTGTTAATCCTGTAAATGAAGATAATTGTCTTTTACATATCTTTTCTATTTTTAAGAAAGTTTCTTGTGCCTGAGAACCATTTGTTGATATTATGTAACTATAGAAATTAGGGTATAACATTGCTTTTGCCATTAGATATGGGGCAGAAATTGTGCTATTGTGAGTAGTCGTATATCTATCTCCACATAAATATAAATGACTTTCATTATCTACTCCTATACATTTAGTCGGAACACTTTCTACTTCTTTAATTGATATTATACTTTTATATAACATTCTTTTATTTAATTTATCTCTTAATCTATCATGCTTTCTCTTAAATTTAAAACAACTATGGTCTTTGTCTACAAAAAATCTAACTCTATATGATTTAAAATCTTTTCCATTGCACGAAGTATATCTTTCATCTATTGAATGTTTTATGCCTAAACTGCTTAACAATTGAGAAAATTGTAATACAAAATCATAATCCTTTTGAGAAAATTCACATTCTCCAACGTCCTTACTACAAAATCCATCTGTGTCCATTAGTCCTTTTAGTAATTCATATCTTTGTTCTATGCTTCCATATAGGTAAATGTTAGGAATATGTTTATTCTTAAATAAATTCAGTTCTCTTAAATTCTTGCTAAATATATTTGAAGTACCTTTTTCTCCACTTCCTATCCCTATTCTCTTATTATTTCCATTATCATCAGTTATAGTTATTTTGTAACCACAATTTTTAATATTAGTACTCATTTCCTCATAATCATCTATACAAGAAGTTACTCGTACGTCATGAGAATTTCCATCTCCCAACCATACTCCTAAAGCATATGGATGAATAGGCAGATTCTTTTCTTCATAATCTAACGGTTTTGTCATAGAGACTCTGTACTTATATTCTTTTCCTTTTTTGTCTTTTCTCATATTTACATAATTATTAGACATATCTATTGTAGACATTACTTTTATTTTATTTCTTATCTTTACTGTCCATAAATGGTTTTCATCGCATATTATCTTTTCTCCGTCTTCAAATTCAACTTCATAACACTTATGATTATAAAATATATCAGACTCAAATAATATTTTTGTGGCTTGTCCATCATCTCCAAAAACATAATCTCCTACTTTCAATTCTCCCATAGTTCTTATTCCACTAGGCGTAGGTATTTTTGTATTCAAACTAAGTGCTTTTCCACTATTTCTACATTGGCATAATAATACAAAAGGTGTTGTCCACATATTCATAAAAACGTACTTCTGGAGATCTAGAAATTCTATTCCAAACATATATTCTACAAACCTAGCTAGGCAGGGTTTCT